AATGTTGTATCTGCACTCAATGTGACAGGTGCCATTGCTGGTGCTAACTTGACCACACCTGGCTTGATATCAGCCACAGGCAATATCACAGGCGGCAATGTAACCACAGCCGGGCTGACTCAAACAGTTAATCTAAGTGTTAGTGGCAATGTACTTGGTAATTTGTTGCCCAGCGCCAACATCACATTTGATCTGGGTTCTCCTACTCAACGCTGGAAAGATATATATTTGTCCGGCAACACTATAAATTTAGGCCAACAGACCATATCAGCCAATGCCACATCAGTCAGTCTTGGTGCCTCAACTGAATTTGCGGCCAACAATATCACAGCCACTGCCAACATAACTGGTGGCAATATTATTAGCAGTGCCGCAATATCAGCTGCTTCAGTTTCGGCAAGTGGCAATATCACTGGCGGCAACATCTTGGGCGGAGCCAACGTCAATGCCACCACACACACAGGTACCACAGTTTCAGTGTCAGGCAACGTCACAGGTGGCAATGTAAGAACTGGTGGTGTTGTTAGTGCTACTGGCAACGTCACAGGTGGCAACGTCATCAGCAGTGCCGCAGTATCAGCTGCTTCGGTCTCAGCCAGTGGCAATGTCACAGGTGGTAACATACTAACGGGTGGCTTGATTTCAGCCACAGGCAACATCACTGGTGGTAATATTCTGGGTGGCGCCAATGTCAATGCCACCACACATACAGGTACAACTGTCAGTGTAACTGGCAACATTCAAGGCGGCAACGTCATCAGCAGTGCCGCAGTATCAGCAGTTTCAGTAGCAGCCAGTGGCAATGTCACAGGTGGCAACGTCATCAGCACTGCCGCAGTATCAGCAGTTTCAGTAGCAGCCAGTGGTAATATCACAGGCGGCAACGTCATCAGCAGTGCCGCAGTATCAGCAGTTTCAGTAGCAGCCAGTGGCAACATCACTGGTGGCAACGTCATCAGCAGTGCCGCAGTCTCAGCAGTTTCAGTAGCAGCCAGTGGTAATATCACAGGCGGCAATTTGGTCACAGGTGCCGCGGTAAGCGCCGCTTCTGTGAGTGCCAGTGGCAACCTACTTGTAGGTAACATCAGAATTGATTCAGATGTAATTCACAGTGCAAATTCAACAATTACCATTGATCCAGCCACCACCGGTAACGCTGGCTTAGTCGTGATCAACGGCAACCTGCAGGTCAACGGCAACACAACTACCATCAACTCCAATGTGGTCAGCACCAACGACTTGACAGTAAACTATGCCAACAATGCCATCAACGGCGCAGCGGCCAATGGTGGTGGTATTGAAGTTGGTCCAATTGGCAATGCGTTTATCACTTGGTTATACAACAACTCAGCCAATGCTTGGGTATCAAGCGGTAATGTAAGTGCTGTGGGCAACATCACTGGTGGCAACATCCTGGGCGGAGCCAATGTCAATGCCACCACACACACAGGTACCACAGTATCAGTGTCAGGCAACGTCACTGGTGGCAATGTACTCACAGGTGGATTGATTTCAGCAACATCAACCATTACGTCAGCTGCCAACATCACAGGTGGCAATGTGTTAACAAGTGGATTGATCTCAGCCACAGGCAACGTCACTGGTGGCAACATCAATGGTACGCTGAATGGATCAGGCGCTAACGTTAGTAGTATAAGTGCCACAAATATTAGTTCAGGCACACTGGCACAAGCTCGCCTGGCCAATGCTGCTGTAACATTAGGCAGCACCGCACTGACACTGGGCGCCACAGTGACCACTGTGACCGGATTGTCTAGTGTGACATCAACCACCTTTGTGGGTGCATTGACTGGAGCAGCTACCACAGCTGGCACAGTTACAACAGCAGCGCAGCCCAATATTACTTCAGTGGGTACACTCAGCAGTTTGACAGTTAGTGGTGCACTGAGTTCTGGAGCACACACTATCACAGGCAGCCCGTTGACAGCTATCATTAACGGCGGAACTAATGGTGTTGGTAATATTGGAGCTTCTGGTGCCACATTTAACACAGTATTTGCCAAAGCAACCACAGCACAGTACGCCGACTTGGCAGAAAAATACACAGCCGATGCAGACTATGCACCAGGCACTGTGTTGAGCTTTGGTGGCGCACAAGAAGTTACCATGAGTCACGCAGACGCAGATCGTCGTGTGGCAGGTGTGGTATCTACCAATCCTGCTTATACCATGAATTCAGACCTAGCCAGCGAGCATGTGGCCATAGTGGCCTTGACAGGTCGTGTGCCATGTTTAGTAACAGGCACAGTACGCAAAGGTGACAGCATGGTGTCAGCAGGCAATGGTGCAGCACGTGCCGAAGCCAATCCTGCCGTGAGCACAGTGATTGGCAAAGCACTTGAAGACTTTGACGGCGAGTCAGGCACAATTGAGATTGTGGTTGGGCGAGTGTAATTGCAACTGCCACAAAAAACCCGCTTATGCGGGTTTTTGTTTTTCCAACAGTGCAATCTTGTCTTGCACAGCTTCTATATTCATGGTTGACCACAGGCCAGGATGCATGGGCCTGGGCCATTGCCCTGGATCGATCCAGGCATAGCCCAGGTGTTCGTAATTCAACACCGGCACAAATTCATCAGCGACCACACACACCCAGGTGTTGTATTCAAATTGTGCGTCGGCACTGGTGAATTTTTCCAAAGGAACCAGTCGAGTGTAGTCAGGAAAAAATCCCAGTTCTTCTATGCACTCTCGTTCCATGGCACCCAACAAAGTTTCACCAGTTTCTACCTTGCCCCCGGGCAGTCCCCAGGCACCTGGGTGCCGGTCATCGTTGCGCAACAGGTAAAGATACCTGCCAGTGGCACCGCTACGAAACCAAACACCCACTGCTTTCAAAGCACAATGCTCCAGGTTCCGCCAACATATTCACCTTGGTAGCTTTTGATCCAGTAAGCACCGGCCCATTCGTATTGAGTGCCGGTCACAATATTAGTCACATATTGTAAATCAGTTTGCCCAACGCTGGCAAAAACCACACGCCATCTTGTGCCAGTATATTCAATTATGTCATTGGCGTCAGCCACCAGGGGTTGACCACCTGTGCCAGACCAGGCCTGAGCTGCGCTTTCGGGATCATGTGAACCAGTGCCTTCAGTCAACAGATATCGTTGACCTAGAACGGCCACAGGCAAGCCATTGCCGGGACTGCTGACCAGGGGATTGATAATAGCATCAATGGGCGCCAGGGTATTGGCTGGCGCAGTGTCTGGATCAACGTTGAACAGCACCAGGCGGTCATCATTGGGATCAATCACAATGGTGCCCACAATTACCGAGCCATCTTGTTGATCCAGTCTGATTTGACTGATTCCTGGACGATAAACACCATACGCACTGATCAAGGTGGGCCACAACAAACTGCTGCCGGCCACAATTTGTGTGGGTACTAATGTGTCCAAACTGCCGTCGGGCACAATAGTAGGTGCATACAAACATTGTATTTTGTTTTCAATCACAACAATTTTGTAATTCCAAGGAGTGACCAATAGTCGTGTGCCCAGCAACAAATCATTATTAGTCACAGCATCATTCAAATCGCCTTGACTGTCATAGATAGAATTCACTATGCGCTCGACCACACCCAATTTCTTGACCTTGGCCGGACTTGAAATCCAAATTGGCAGTCCAAATTTTAACGTGGCTATGTCAATGGGATTTTCTGTGCCAATGGGAATGGTACGCGAGCTCCAGGTCACACTATCCAGCTCTAGCACAGTCAAACTGGTCCAGTCAATAAAGTTGTCAGTGCTTTGAATTTCAAGACTGGGATTGAACAGAGTGACAATTTGTTCCAGCAACTGCATTTTTTGATTGGTATTTGAAGTCCAGATGTCTAGGTTTATGGTCAGTCGATAAGGCACTGGCATTAGACGTTCAATGGTAAAAGCATTGCCTTGTGTGGTTTCAAAACTTTGTGTGGCCTCATCATAGGTGCGCTGGCGCACACTCATGTTGCTCACATGATAAGGTTCTTGCATTCGGGGACGATCATACTCTAATGCAGTGATGTAAAAAGTCATCAGCGGTGTGGATGGCAAACTGTTGCGTGAGTTATCTTGAATAATGGTTTGTGCGTTTCTACTAGCGTCACCATAGCGCACAGGCACACGTAGCAATGCAGCATTGTTCACACCGTCAGTTTCATTACCGTATTCAATTTGAAAGTTACTAAAAATTCTGGTGAATTGCAGTAAAAATCGGCGTATTTGGGCGTCATAAAAAAATTGTTGCATGAGTTAACTCGACTTTTGTCCTGGGTAAGTAGGCGGATACGGCTTGGCCGGCTTGTTGCCATTTTGATCACCATTGTCTGCTCGAGGTCTGAGTATTTCACTGAGACTTTGTCTGCCGGGGATGTTGCCCATGTCTGTGGTAGGCACAGTGTATGTATTGTTCACAAAGCCACTGCGTAAAGTATTGTTCACAGGACCGTTGTTTAAATTAGTGCGTACCTTTTCTTCGATCTTGACCCAGGCTCGGCCATTGTATCTAAACAGTCTGTTGGGCAGGTAATCCAATCTCAATGCATAGTCCCCTGCCACAGGATTCACAGGAAATTGCACCCCAGCAGTGACCGGCAGGCCATTGGGAGGAACACCATCACCAGTGAGATAACCGGCTGTGTATCCATCAGCACGTGGAGTCACATTCATGCCACCTTGTGTGCCATCCACAGTGTCCCCGTCTTGATTGGTCAATGTTGCAGGATTGGCAGGTTGTCCGTCGTCCCGCGTGGGCACGATGTAAAATTGTGTGGTATCGTAACCACTGAGTGGCACGTCAGAATCAGCCTGTATCAGGATAGCATCATTGATTTGAGTGTCTTTGACTCTGGTACCTTGTAGGTCGCTGATGGTAGGCGGCGTGTACGCAGTCCAATAAGACGAGTCAGTAATGTCTACGCCTGCCGGAACGTTACGAATGGATCGGAAATAAATGTCACCTGAATTGACCACAGACCCTGCTGGATAGTAATCGCCCGGATCCCAAATATATTCGGCCACAAAAGGTCGGTTGGTAATCTGATTGAATTCTTGTGAATCAGCCATGGGGGTGGCTTTGACTCTCCACAAATGTGGTAACCAGGTTACTGAAAACCCTTCACTTGCAAAATCAGCATCTTGCACCACATAGTATTTAGGCAGACTGCGAGGCAATGCTGAATTCAGCGGATTGTAATCTCTCAAATTGGTAACTTCTAGCACATCGCCATTCATGAGCTTGCGCCCAAAAGTGTCAATCATGTCGTTGTAGTGAAACGTCATGAATATGGTGTCGTTGTTGAGGAACAGGCCAAATTGTGTTAGGTCAAAATCCACATCCTGTGTGTTGTACACACCGCGCATGACATAAATGTCAGGATCATAGGTTCTGTCTCGATTCTCCAGCAACAGCAAATCCTGGATGTTTAAGGCGCTTTGATCTTCATAAATGGGCTGAGTGGCATCAAAATTGCCTGAGAATGTAGAATCCTGGCCTCCGGTTTGAGGGCCTAAATATTTGTGGGCATAGATATCAAGACCGCCAACTGTGTATTGTTCGCTGATGGTGCGGTCTAAAAATTGATAATCTCGGGTCCGGTTAGGCCGGTACATACTTAATCTTGGCATGGTGTATTTATAGCAGAATTTTGCAGTTGTGTCTGGTTGACCAATAATGCCCAAAATGTTATAATAAGGACTTAACAACAAAGGAGCCGGCAATGAGTGATTTAGTTACCAATTTGCATGATGAGATGATAAACAGTGTAGCACCAAACTATAGTATTAACTATGAAGCAGAGGCTCTTGCCAGTTACAATGCTACCGGTGATGACTTGATGGAAGCACTTGAGACTCGTGCCATGGACTTTATTGCAGAGACTACAGGGGCAGATGTGCGCGAGGATTTGGGCGGTGTCACAGTGTTTTTCCGTGGTAGTACTTTGGTTGCATTTTATGATTATGAGCAATTTAAAGGGCATGTGTTCTAAGACCCTGAGCCCGAAAGGGCTTTGGGATTGACCAACAATTGCCATTCTGCTATAATTACACACAACCTACAGGAGCCCCCATGAACGCCACACGAGCCGCTGTCAAGCCACTGAACCCCCGCAGTCCTGATACCAAATACACAGGACTCGAACCCACCTGGCGGGTGCAACCCACAGACGATCGAACCAGCCAACTCAGTGCTGCCTTTTCATGGTACAATTACTTTTATGGCAAAAAGGATGCACGTGAAATGCTGGTGGCTTATTTAGAGCATAATGGACGCAAAGCAGATGTCCGTGCATTGAAAGGCGTGCCTGATTCAGCAGTCAGACTGACCACTGCATGGCTGTGCCGCATGAGCATGGTGGGCTTGGAACTTACAGACACAGAAACAGTCAGGTTAGAAGGCTATATCCAAGAAATATTGACTGCTCGTGAACCCGAAGTTGTGGTAGCGGAAGTTGCACCTGCGGTGGCCAAGCCCAACATTCAGGACCGCCTGCGTGAAAAGGTATCAGAATGTGCTGGTGAACTGGATGGCATGTTTGATGAGTTTGTCACAGCCGGTGCTAAGATGTCAGCAGACTACAAGCCTATCATGGTGATCCGCGGCCTGAACGTGGCACCGCAGATGATTTCGGACATTGCCAACTTGTGGAAGCACAAACTTGCAGAGTTTGAAACTGTGATTGAAGGCAAGGATGCCCAATTGGTCGAAGGCTACAGTCACCTCAGCAAAATTCAAATGCGTAATCTTGTGAAGTTCTGCGAAGCAGTAGTCAATGACTGCGGTGCGTATGTGCAGATTAAAAAAGTAGAACGCAAACCACGCAAGGTCAAGTCAGTGCCACCTGAGAAACGTGCCGCAAAATTCAAGGTCATGATGGAATTTGCAGAGCTCAAGCTCAAAGGCTTGCCGGCCGCAAGTCTTGTGGACAAAGCCGAAGCCTGGTTGTACGACACCAAGAAGCGCAAGTTGATTCATCTTGTGGCCGACAGCCACACACAGGCATTCACTGTGAAAAGCAACAGCATCATTGGCTTCAGCACCATTGAGACCATGCAAAAAACTGTGCGCAAGCCAGCAGATGTTGTGAAGGCCGTGCAAGCCGCAGGCAAGCCGGCAGCACGTAAGATCTACAAAGATCTATCCACAACAGAAACTCCGTTTAACGGACGTGGAACTGAGAACTTGGTCATACTCAAGGCCTGGTAAATAAGCACATGTACACAATACCAGACGAGGATCCTAGTGATCCTCGTGTTTTTATACCCAATATAGAATTTTACATAACCAATGTCTGCAATTTGGCCTGTTCAAATTGCAATCGATTCAACGATCACAATTTCAAAGGTTGGCAAAATTGGGCCGACCATCAGGCACAATATACTGAATGGGCTCGGCATGTTAGACTACAGCGTGTTACCATACTTGGTGGCGAGCCTTTGCTGAATCCCAGCCTGTTGGACTGGGTGGATGGAATCAACCGCTTGTGGGGTAAATCAGTTCAAGTATTGACCAATGGCACTCGCTTGAATTCAGTCCCGGGACTGTATGATCGTTTGATTAAATTTACTGACCCAGTATATCCTTGGGTCCACAATTGGATAGGCGTAAGTTTGCACAATGAAAACGATCGAGAAAAGTGTTTTGCAGAAATAAGAAAGTTTCTTCAAGGCACAGTCAGTTACTGCTCTCGTGACCAGGACGCAGATAAAACCAACGGCGCAAATCATGCGTTTGTTGATTCAAATGGCATGCATATCGGTGTGTGGGAATATGATGATTTTTACAAAGCAGCAGTTCAAAAAACTGCACAAGGTCGATACACTGTACACAATAATGATCCAGAAATAGCACACAAACATTGCGGTTTTGCCATGTTCAAATGCTATCATTTCATACGTGGTCGACTGTATAAATGTGGTCCAGTGGCACTGCTTCCTGAGTTTGACCAACAGTATTCTTTTGATATCAGCAACAGCGATCGTGAACTAATGAACAGTTATCCAGCATTGTCAGTTGATGAATTTGAAACAAGAGGTCGAGATTTTATTGCGCATATTGATGATCCAATTCCGCAATGCAAATTCTGTCCAATCAACCACGGTCATAAAAAAATTTATGCTGTGAGCAAAAAATCAAATGCAACATCAGGATTTGAATGAGCCGGGTATTGATCACACTGGGAGACAGTTGGCCCGAAGGTGCAGAGTTAGGCAGTGGTCTTCGTTACGGTGAGTTGTTACACAAACAAATGCAGTATGATGAATTCTACAACTACGGATCAGGTGGTGCAAGCAATGAAGACATGTTGTACCAATTGCAGAGTTATATTGCAGAACACCATAATGAAAGAAAACAAGTCACTGCTATTTTCTTTTTGACCAACCCTGCTAGGACAGCTCACTTTCCACGATTTTTTAACTGGGAGTCAACCGCAGACTCCAAAATAAAAGAGTTGTACATGTATTTTCATCGCCGAGAGCATGAGGTCATGAGGTCCAGTGCCACAGTGAGTACGCTACAAGCATGGTGTGCAACTCTAGGATTTGACGACTATTACTTTTCGGGATGGGTGCGTTACCCCACCTGGCTGCCCGGAGTTGACACTGACAAAATTTGGGCACAGGGCCAACAAACAGCAGCAGACTGGTTTGACGCCAGCGACCACAATGGCGAACATCTGATCAATGTGGAAAACAATCAGTATATCCGCCCCAATATTGCACATCCCAATCAACTGGGACATGATCTCATTGCTGGAAAACTACAGGCTTGGATACAATCTAAACAATAAATACAGAGACTTGGAGTTCCACATGCCAGACCAGCAACCGCAATCACTGCCCACACTAAAGCAAAACTTGATCGAATATGTCAAGCTTCAACTGGGCGGCGATATCATTGACCTAGAATTAGATCCTTCACACTACGAAGCGGCTTATCAAAAAACCATTGGAACTTACCGCCAACGAGCCAACAATGCCTATGAAGAAAGCTACAGCTTTATGCAGTTGGTACAAGACGTTAACATTTATGAACTGCCTCAAGAAGTCATAAGTGTGCGACAGGTGTTTCGACGAACATTCGGCGACAGCTCAGGACCGTTTGCATCAAACTTTGATCCGTTTGCACAAGCAAGTATTAATGTGTACTTGATGAATTTCAACGTGGCAGGTGGCTTGGCCACATACGATTTTTACAGTCAGTACATTGAACTAGCCGGACGCATGTTTGGCGCATTCATGGCCTATACATACAACCCTGTGACAAAGAAACTGCAACTGATTCGTGATCCCAAGGGCTCAGGCGAAACTGTGTTGTTGTGGAGTTACAATTTGAAACCCGAATTCAATCTTTTGAGTGACTATCAGATAAGCCAATGGATCCGAGACTACATGGTAGCCAACTGCAAAATGATCATTGGCGAAGCACGTGAAAAATTTGGCACCATAGCTGGACCACAAGGCGGTGGTACACTGAATGGCGCTGCTATGAAATCCGAAGCACAGACTCAAATGGATGCTCTTATTGAACAACTCAAAATGTATGTGGATGGTTCGCAACCACTTACCTGGGTTATCGGTTAAACTGCTCACACTTTTTGTTAAAATTGTGTTATAATCTTTGTACACAAGTACTGGGAGAATCAAATTGGATCTTATGATCGATATTGAAGGGTTAGCAACAGGTCCCGAAGCAACAATCTTAACCATTGCGGCACAGGCGTTTGATCCTCTTGGCTCGGGCTATTACCAGCAACAATATTATGCTCGAGTGGATCTCGAAAGCCAGGAGACACGTACCATTGAACAAGGCACCATCAATTGGTGGGCCACGCAAGGAGCCGCACAGGACGAAGCCTTTGCAGAAGATGGACGTATACCACTAGATCAAGCACTGGACGAATTGCACCGGTTATGTTGGAAATGCAATCGCATTTGGATGAACGGCCCCACATACGATGCCAACATACTTGAGCATGCCTACAAGAGTTATGGTAAACCTTTACCTTGGCAATATTACAAGATCCGTGATGCACGTACGGTATATAGTTTGTATCCAGGGTTGCCCCGGCCTGCCACCAGCCATCATGCGCTGGAGGACTGTCGCAGACAGATTGACATGCTGCAAACAACCCTGGTACATTTAAATATCAAGGAACTGGCATGATCATTGGCATTTGTGGATTCATTGGTTCAGGAAAAGATACCATTGCAGATTACTTGGTAAATTTGCATCACTTTCGTAGAGAAAGTTTTGCCAACACACTCAAAGACGCGGTGAGTGCAGTATTTGGTTGGGACAGAACCATGCTGGAAGGCCGCACCAAACAAGCTCGTGAATGGCGAGAACAAGTGGATCTGTGGTGGGCCGACCGCCTGAGCATACCACACCTGACTCCGCGTTGGATCTTGCAAAACTGGGGCACAGAAGTGTGCCGCAAAGGTTTCCACGATGACATCTGGATTGCCAGCTTGGAAAACAAACTGCGCAATTCAACAGATGATGTTGTGATAAGTGATTGTAGATTTCCCAACGAAATTTCAGCCATCAAAGCAGCTGGTGGGCGTGTGGTGCGTGTGGTGCGTGGTGCCGAACCCGAATGGTACGACGCCGCAGTGAGCCGCAATCGTGGACCCAATGGCAATTCAAGCTGGGCATTGAGTGGACGTCAGTTAGAACAACTGGGAATTCATGCGTCAGAAACTGCCTGGGTCGGCACTGAGTTTGATGCAATAATCGACAACAACGGCACACTAGATGACTTGTACACACAAGTTATGTGTCTGGCTCAAGATCCCCGGGACGCCAGGTGACTTCGGTACGAGCAATTTCTTCCACACAGTTTCTACAAATTGTTCGCAAGTTTCGTAAAGCAGTGTTGTTGAGATCACCATCCACATGATATACCAGCAGCTGACTGACCAGTCTTGCTCTAAACCCACATCGATCACATGTGGGTTTTTTCTTGTAACCTGAGGATTTCCAGCGCGGTTCTCTAGGTTTGATGCCACGACCTCGTCGTTGGCAAGTTTCGCATCTACTGCGATAATGCGTGATGTCTTCTCGAATATAATTCACAGCACAAGGGCGCTGATTGCAGGCTTGACAAATGGGTCTCATATGGTATTTAGTGCCTGGACCTTTGCCAAAGGGCGCAGTAAACTGGCTTTTTTTAGGTATACCAATAAATATCAATAACTTTAAAAGGAATCAACCATGGCATTAGTATCCCCAGGCGTAGAAGTAACAGTTATCGACGAGAGTCAATACATACCTTCCTCTGTCAACACAGTACCCTATTTTTTGATTGCCACAGCACAGAACAAAGTTTCTGGCGACGGCATCACAGTGGCAGCAGGCACCTTGGCGGCCAATGCCAACAAAACTTATTTGATCACTAGTCAACGTGATCTCACAGCCACATTTGGTGTGCCATTTTTCTACAGCACAACAACCGGTACTCCGATCAACGGATACGAACTCAACGAATATGGATTGTTGGCTGCGTATTCGGCGCTGGGAGTTTCGAATCGTGCGTATGTACAACGTGTCGATGTTGACTTGACCGAGCTCACTGCCAGCTTGGTTCGCCCCACAGGTGACGCACCCAATGGTGCATTTTGGCTGGATACCAGCAGCAGCGTCTGGGGCATACAAGAATGGAATCAAGCCACAGCAACATTCACAGTAAAAACACCTCTGGTGATCACTGACACCACCCAAGTTGTTGATGATGCTGGTGACGATTATACTCCGCTGGCCACAATAGGCAGCATTGGTGATTATGCCGTGAGTGCTGTTAGCACATTCAATACTGGCTATTACAAAAACACCAATAACACATGGGTGCAAGTGGGCACTGATGCTTGGAAAACAAGTTGGCCCACAGTGCAAGGAACCAACAGTCCTTCAAGTCTTACCATTGGCGCCAACATGTACATCAATGATCAGTTGGTCACAGTTAGTGCAACCAACACTGTGACCGGATTTGCAGCAGTAATAACGGCTGCCAACATCACAGGCGTCACCGCACTCGCTGTCAGCGGCAAATTGGCTATATATGCTAATTCCACTGCCAGCAGCGATGGCAGTAGTGCCAGTGGCGGTATTGTCAATATCCAAACAGGTCCCAACGCCGGCGCTGCCCTGCTCACAGCTCTGGGCATGACAGCCACTAGCTATTTGGCACCTAGTTATTTCACAGGATACAGTTATCAAGCACCACGTTGGAGAACCACTGACACTGGCCCTCGGCCCACTGGATCAATTTGGAGCAACCTAAGTCCAGCCAACAATGGCATGAATCTCAGTGTCAAACAATACAGCAGCGCACTGGATGTCTGGGTACCACAAGATTGCCCAGTATTCGACGGTGAAACCGACGCCACATTTGCACTTGATCCCACTGGTGGTGGCAAAAACATTCCGGTGGGAACTACCTTTGCCAACGACAATGCACTGGGATATGAAACACCAGCTGCCTCCAATTTTGCTTTTGAGATATTGGAAAAAATTGCCATTGGGCAAACAGTAGTAACCGGCAGCACAATACCAACAACTTTTGCGCTGAACAATAGTTTTACCATTACGGCCAGCCAAGCAGGCACATCAACAAACAACACTGGTACAGCGGTTATTTTGGGCACTACTGTGAGTGCTTTTATTGCAGCGGTCAGCGCCGCTGGTGTGCCGTACGTGCAGGCCAGCGTGAACACTGCTGGCAACATTGTGTTTACTCACTCACAAGGTGGATTCATTCAGTTGACCAATACTACAGGAACTCCAATAACCACTGCTGGTTTTACAGCAAACACCCCCAAATGTCGCCCATCAAGAAACAGTTTACTAACCATAGTACTGAGTAATTTTGTGACCGAACCGCTGTTTACCTACACAGCCAGTGACAATGCACCTTTTCAAGATCCTGTCAACGGTCGTTCATGGTACTACAGTTCAGTGGACGATGTGGACATCATGATACAAAACAATGGCCTTTGGCAAGGATATCAAAACGTCACCAATGATGTGCGAGGATTTGATCTTTCACTGACCAATGCGTCGGGGCCCATTGTGGCTGCCACAGCTCCTACTACTCAAACAGACGCAGCATTGAGTCCTTTGCAATATGGAGATTTGTGGATTGACAGTTCAGATCTTGAAAACTATCCTGTGATGTATCGTTGGCAACCAGTCAGCGGCGTAGGACAATGGGTAGCGATCAATACCACAGATCAAGTCACACAAAATGGTGTGTGGTTTGGGGACGCACGTTGGGCCACCAATGGAACCACAGATCCTGTGGCAGATGCCGTTCCCACCATCATAAGTTTGTTGACCAGCGACTACCTGGATCTTGACGCTCCTGATCCTGCACTGTATCCACAGGGCATGTTGTTGTGGAACACTCGTCGTTCAGGTTACAATGTCAAAAGTTATCAAAGCAACTATTTCAACGGTACCACCTATCCTCCCAGTAACTGGGCCAGTACAACCACATACAGTGTTGGCAGTTATGTCACTTACCTGGACATCAACTACATTTCTATAGCCAATTCTAATACCAATCGTGTTCCTAATGTGAGTCCGTTGTACTGGTCTCCAGTCACAGTGACCAGTACCTGGCTCACGCAGTCCGGCAACAAAGCCAATGGGGCCATGTATGCCGGAAGATTAGCACAGCGCCAAGTCATTGTTGCTGCACTCAAATCAGGTATTGATACCAGCGCCGCTGCAAGGGAAGAACAAAATCAGTTCAATATTGTGGCCACACCAGCGTACCCTGAACTCACACCCAACATGATTGCACTCAGCAATGAACGTGCCAACACACTGTTTGTTGTGGGCGACACGCCCATGAGATTGGGTCCTGATGGCAACAGTCTAGTTGAGTGGGCCACCAACAACAACGGATTGGGCCAGCCCAACGAAGATGGCAATATCCTGACCAGTAACTATGCTGCAACATTTTATCCCAGCTGCCGCACCACTGATCTGGGCGGCAGCTCAGTGGTACAACCACCCAGCCACATGATGGTTCGTACCATACTGCGTAGTGATGCTGTGAGTTATCCATGGTTGGCTCCTGCTGGCACACGTCGTGGTGTGGTAGACAATGCCACTGCAATTGGTTACATTGATGCCACAACAGGCGAATTTGTTCAGTTAGCAGTGGGACAATCAGTGCGAGACATCCTGTATGAACGCAATGTCAATCCCATTACTTTTATTCCCGGTATTGGTATCACAAACTTTGGTAACAAAACTTCAACCACTACTACCACTGCCTTGGACCGCATCAACGTGGCACGCCTGATTGCATTCTTGCGTGGAAGATTGGAAGAAGTTGGCAAATTGTTCTTGTTCGAACCCAATGATCAAATCACTAGAAATTCAATTGCTGGCTTGATCAACAGTTTGATGATTGACTTGATTGCCAAACGTGCCATTTATGACTACTTGGTGGTTTGTGATCTCAGCAACAACACACCAGCCAGAATTGACAGAAATGAGCTGTGGGTTGATGTGGCCATAGAACCAGTGAAAGCAGTGGAATTTATTTACATTCCTTTGCGTATCAAGAACACTGGTGCCTTGTCTGGAGCAGCAGCATGATGAAAGTGTCAGTAAAAATTGACATCATTCGCAAGCTAAATAAACACATAGGAGATATCTAAAATGGCAGTTTCATCATTACAGCGCATGACAGTACCTTTGGCCAGCGATCAAAGCTCGCCAAGTCAGGGTTTGTTGATGCCCAAACTCAAATATCGCTTTAGAGTGATGTTTGAAAATTTTGGTGTTTCAACACCCACCACAGAACTAACCAAACAAGTGGTAAGTTTTGCTCGTCCCAGTCTGACCTTTGAAGAGATTGCATTGCCAGTTTACAATTCAACATTGAAGTTGGCTGGACGTCACTCATGGGCAGATACCACATGCAGTGTCAAGGATGATGCTTCGGGTGCAGTGAGCCGTTTGGTAGGCGAACAGTTGCAGAAACAGCTGGACTTTTTTGAAATGGCATCAGCTGCGTCGGGTATTGATTACAAATTCACAACCAAATTTGAAATCTTAGACGGTGGTAATGGAGCCGCAGCACCAGTGGTGTTGGAAACATGGGAATTGTATGGTTGCTACCTCAAAGCTGCCAACTATGGTGACATGAATTATGGCACCAACGAAGCTGCCACAATTGAAATGACCATTGCCTACGACAATGCCAGCCAAGGAGACGGACAGACCAGTGGTGTTGGCTTTGCAATTGGACGCACTGTTGGCGACGTGGTCACCGGCGCTGGCGCCGCTTAACCCCGGACCCTGACATGGGTTTTGGCCAAGACTTTCTCAAGGGATTTACCAACACAGATGCCTTGCGTGATTACAGTCACGCAAGTCGTGTGTTCACCACCAATCAGTACGAGCTCAAACCTAGATTTAAATTTCTCTATCATGTGAGTTTTAGTGTAAACACCAGTATTCCCTCTGTGGCTCTCAGTAAGGACGAGATACAGGAATTGAGTCTGGTGGTAAAAACTGTGGATCTTCCCAAGTACAATGTGCAAACTGACACATTGAATCAGTACAATCGCAAACGTGTGATACAGACTGGCATCAAGTATGATCCTGTGACAGTGACATTTCATGATGATTCAGGGGATACGGTTCGTAGATTGTGGTATCAATACTACAGCTATTACTACAAAGATCCTGCACAGACCTATCTGACAGATGCCAACAGTACCAATGGCAGCCTGGGGGAGAGCAGCAATAGACAAACAGGATTTGGCTACAACGATCGTGACATCTACGATGATCAACGCATTGGCAATGTGAACGATTGGGGTTACATTGGCGAGAGTTTTCTAGACGGCACCAGCTCGGCCAAAGGCAAACCGCCATTTTTCACCGATATTAGAATTTATGGTATGGATCAGCACAAATATGCTTCTTATGTGCTGATCAATCCCGTAATTACCAACTGGAGCCATGACACCTATGACTATGCTCAAGGCAATGGTATCATGCAAAATTCAATGACCATTGCGTATGAAACTGTGAAATACTACAACGGGGCTCTTTCAAACCAATTTGGTCAAAGTGATCCCAATGTGTTGGGATTTGCTGATCCCGCACACTATGATCGCACTCCCAGCGGCCTTGCCAGGCAAGGCAGTGTGAGCACAGTGTTTGGACAGGGCGGCCTGTTGGACACAGGCGGCGGCATACTGCAAGACCTACAGAGTGGATCAGTGCTGGGCCTGATTGGCGCAGCACAAAAAGCTGGCACAGCCGCCAACACATTTAAAGGCAAAAATATTGCCAGCATTGCATTGAATGAAGCCAAGACCCTGGGAGTAAAAACCATTCAAGGCGGCATCACTCCGGGTGCAGTGCGCCAAGTGGCCAATCGTGCTGATGGCTGGGTATTTCCCAAAGGACCAGGACCACAATAATGGCCAACAGCACCATAAACTATACCAACACCAATCTTGACCTCACGGTACGAGTTTTTGATGAATTCTACAATTATGATGTCAATGTGCCGGCCAGTGAATACGATGTTGTAAACAGTTATTTTCTTTCAGTAATGACCAGTAGACAGGCTGCAAACAATTTCACAGTGAGTGTGTTCAGGGTGGCTGAGATGACAAATATTCCTGTATTGACTCTGTTGAAAGAATTTCAAGGTCAAACGGGCACCAGTCTTTCAGTGAGCTTGGCCTACTATCTCAACAATATACGCAGTAGGGCCACACTGCTGGGAGTCAGCGCACCTGTTGCGCCCAACTTCTATGCAGCTAGAAATGTAGTGCAATGAGTCACTGGGCCCAAGGACCGTATACAGTAATCAACCGTGACAAGTACGTGGGCAACGGTGTACCACGCTATAGATCTGGTTGGGAGTTGTCATTTATGAAATTTTGTGACAGCAATGACAATGTGTTGCAATGGGCCAGCGAAAGTGTTGCTATTCCCTATCGTCATCCACTCACCGGCAAGATGACACAGTACATTCCAGACTTCTTGATCACGTATCGTACTAGCAACAACACCATGCGAGCCGAGTTGATAGAGATCAAGCCCAAAAAGCAGAGCGTGATTGAATCAAAAATGAGTTCCAAAGATCGTGCCATAGTGGCCATAAACTATGCCAAATGGGATGCGGCCACCAAATGGGCACGCCGTAACGGCTTGACTTTCAGAGTGATCACTGAGAACGATATGTTTCACAACGGCCGGAGTTGACCCATAAATAGGGCATGACCAGAAAATTAGAGGAACTTTTTGATTTAGCCCCTTCAGTAGAAAAAACTGTTGAACCCACTCTACCACCTCCAGAAGACCTGCGCAGTCAACTGCAAACCCTAGACCTCACCATAGACAAAATTGATGCTGCCCTGCCCGGGGTGCGTGGACTGGAAGCCAATGATACAGAGATGGATTCCCTATCCAAAATGGCAACTGACAGCTATAATGAATTGATGACACTGGGCATGCAGGTGGATTCAAGATTTGCCAGCGAAATATTCTCAGTGGCATCAAACATGCTGGGACATGCCATCACAGCAAAAACAGCCAAGATGGACAAGAAGCTGAAGATGATTGATTTGCAGTTGAAGAAGATGCGACTGGATCAGCAACAAGCAGTGATAGACGCCCGGGCCGCCGAAGCCGGCGACGGCGAAGCCATGCAAACAGCACAGGGCATGGTGTTGAGTCGCAATGATTTGTTGGATCGGTTGCTGGCCAGCAAAGATCAAAAAGATAAAAAAGAATAAATATGTTACAGGAACCTGATATGAAAAATTTTGCCCATTACCTCGCCGAAAGCGAACGTGTCTACAACTATCGTATCAAACTGCTGGGTAAACCACCTGGCGATTTGGTCGCACAGTTGAAGAAAAAGCTGGATCAATTTGATCCTGTGAAGATGGGTGATCCCAAAACCACCCCAATACAGGTCATTCCCACTGATTTCCCCAACAACAAAAATGACTCAGTCACAATGTTTGATGTCAGCTTCAGGTACCCAGCCATTGAGCCACAAATCAAACAGCTGGCACAGTTGTTGGGCATGGATCCAAATCATGTGGTCATGCAGACAACACCACACGTGGATGGTCTTGTGGATGAGTATGAAAAGATTGATGCTGAAAACAAGGACTTGTTGGGCGACACAGACTATCCTGCACCCGATGCAGAACAACGTGGATTGAGCAAAGACTATGCCACTGGTCCTTATGATCATGCTGTGTTAAAAAATGCATACCGTACCAATTTCACCGTGGCCGGAGGCAAGACACCTCCTGCCAAAACCACAAATGATATTGCTCAGGGCACCAAGAGCCCAATGACCAAGATCAATCGTCCACCCAAGCCAGCCACTGGCGCCAACCCAAGAGGATAATACAAATGAGTTTCTTTTACGATTTAAACAAAAAACTAGACAGCATC